TGCAACAGGATCTAAAAATATCGTTGTTGTAAATCCAAGTGCAACTTCTGTATTAACAGCAGTACCAGCAGCAAATCCAGGTGGATCTGATACTTTTGTACAATATAATAGTTCAGGATCTTTTGCCGGTTCTTCTAATCTTACATTTAGTGGAACTACACTTGCAATTCAAACTGCAACAGCTTTAAATTTAACAGCTACAACTTTATCTTACACAACTGCAACGGGAGTAAATTTAACAGTAACTAATTTCACAGCAACTAATTCTACAACTGTAAATGCAACATTTTCAAGCACAGCTAATTTTTTAACAAGATCTGAAGTAAGATTCCAAGATGCAGCAGGTGGTGAATATGTAGGTTTAAGATCTTCAACTACTGTTTCAGCATCTTATACATTAAACTTACCAACAGCTACAGGAACAGCTAACCAAGTTATTCAAACCGATGGATCTGGTAATTTATCTTTTGCAACTGTATCAGGCGGAGCAGCTTGGCAAACAGTTCAATCAACAAGTTTTTCTGCAACAGTTAAATATGGTTATTTTGTAAACACATCTGGAAATGCTATTACTTGTACATTACCAGCATCACCAACGTTAGGTGATTTTATTTCTTTCATAGATTACAATGCAACGTTTGACACTAACAATTTCACAGTAGCTAGAAATGGTAACCCAATCCAAGGTTCGGCAACAGATTTAACGGTGGCAACAGAAAGAGCAGGATTTACACTTGTATACGTTGATGCAACACAAGGTTGGCTATTACAGAATAATTAAGGGAGGTTTGAAATGACAACCTTTAAAGGAATACGAGGCACAGCGATACAGTCAGTGTCATCTGATCCAACAAATCCAGAGCAAGGTCAGATTTGGTATAACAGCACTACAGCACAATTAAAAGGTTATCAGACTGGCGGAACGTGGGCGAGTGGCGGAAATTTAGGAACAGCAAGATATGGTTCAGGTGGAGCGGGTACGCAAACAGTTGCTGCAGCGTTTGGTGGTGCTGTAGGATCACTTACTGCTTCAAATGCTACAGAAGAATATGACGGAACAAGTTGGACAGCTGGTGGTAATTTAACTACAGCTAGATATAGTTTAGCAGGATGTGGAACACAAACTGTAGCAGCAGCTTTTGGTGGTTATACAACAGTTGTTACTAACGCAACTGAAGAATACGACGGAACCTCATGGACAGCAGGAGGAAATTTAGGAACAGCAAGAAGATATTTAGCAGGCTGTGGAACTCAAACAGTTGCAGCAGCGTTTGGAGGTTTTACAACAGCTACTACTAACGTTACTGAAGAATATAATGGAACTGCTTGGACAGCAGGTGGAAATTTAGCTACAGGAAGATTTGGTTTAGCAGGATCTGGAACACAAACAGTAGCTTTAGCTTTTGGAGGAAAACCAGTAACAGGATCTACAGAAGAATACGACGGAACTTCTTGGACAGCAGGTGGAAATTTAAATACGGCAAGATATTATTTAGCAGGTTGTGGATTACAAACAACTGGTTTAGCTTTTAGTGGATATACAGGAACAGTTCTTACACCATCTACTGAAGAATATAATGGAACAAGTTGGACAGTAGAAGGAAATATGACAACAGCAAGAAGTCTATTAGCAGCATCAGGCACACAAACAGCAGGATTAGGATTTGGAGGATATATAACAGCTAAAGTTGCAAACACAGAAGAATACACATCAGGATTACAAACTAGGGTTATAAATATATCATGACAACATACAAAGAAATTTTTGGTAAATATGTACAGAACTTTTCATCAGATCCAACATCTACGGATACTGAAGGACAAATCTATTACAATACAACAAGCGGAACATTTAAAACTGTTCTTGGTAATTTTGGAGCTTGGGCGAGTGGGGGAAGTTTAATTACAGCAAGACGTAATCTAGCAGGTGCTGGTACACAAACTGCTGGTTTAGGGTTTGGAGGTAGAACAACAGTCAATGTTGCAAACACAGAAGAATATGATGGCATAACTTGGTCAGCAGGAGGAAATTTAAATACAGCAAGATATACACATGCAGGATGTGGAACTCAAACGGTTGCTTTAGGATTTGGTGGTTACACAACAGTTAATTCTAACGCTACAGAAGAATACGATGGGACTACTTGGACAGCTGGAGGGAATTTAGCGACAGCAAGACAATCTATATCTGGTTGTGGGACTCAAACAGTTGCTGCAGCTTTTGGAGGTTATACAACTTTTAACGTTACAGATACTGAAGAATACAATGGTACCTCTTGGACAGCTGGTGGAAATTTAACTACAGCTAGACGTGTTTTATCAGGAGTAGGATTACAAACTTCTGCTTTAGCTTTTGGTGGTTATACAACAGCTGCTACTAATGTTACAGAAGAATACGACGGTACGACTTGGACAACTGGAGGAAATATGGGTACAGCTAGATATGGTATGGGATCATCAGGAACTCAAACTTCAGCTTTAGGTTTTGGTGGTAATACAACTGTTATAACTAGTGCTACAGAAACATATGATGGAACAAGTTGGGCAACTAATAATAGTATGGCAACAGCAAGACGTGTTTTAGCAGGCGCTGGAACGCAAACTTTAGCTTTAGGTTTTGGTGGTTACACAACAGCTAACGTTGCCAACACCGAAGAATTTACAAGATCAACAACTCAAATTATTCTCGGATCGTGGTCTGGCGGCGGGAGTTTAAGTACGGCGAGGTATGCTTTAGCAGGAGCAGGAACTCAAACAGTTGGTTTAGCTTTTGGTGGGGCAACAACAGTTAATTCTAACGCAACTGAAGAATACGACGGATCCACTTGGACAGCAGGAGGAAATTTAGGAACAGCTAGAGGTAGTTTAGCAGGATGTGGATTACAAACAGTTGCTGCAGCTTTTGGTGGTTATACAACAACTCCTGTTAATAACACAGAAGAATACGACGGTACTTCATGGACAGCTGGAGGAGCTATGACTACAGCAAGACGTGTTCTAGGTGGAGTAGGAACTCAAACTTCTGCTTTAGGATTTGGTGGATATATAGATGGAACTGGTGTTCAATCAGTAACAGAAGAATATAATGGTACTTCATGGACAGCAGGTGGAAGTTTAGCTACAGCTAGAAGAGCTTTAGGAGGAGCAGGATTACAAACAGTTGCAGCAGCTTTTGGTGGTGGTCTCGCAACAGGTCAAACTAACATTACAGAAGAATATGATGGTACATCTTGGACAGCAAGTGGAAATATGAATACATCTAGAGTAGCTTTAGCAGGAGCTGGCACACAAACAGCAGGATTAGCATTTGGTGGTATTACAACAGTTTCAGTTGCAAACACAGAAGAATATAATGGTACATCTTGGACTAATAGTGGAAATTTAGGAACAGCAAGGTATGCTTTAGCAGGAGCAGGTACGCAAACTGCAGGTTTAGCTTTTGGTGGTTATACAACAGCTGTTCAATCAGCCACAGAAGAATATTCAGGATCTTCAACAAGTTTAAACTATAGAACATTACAATAAACGAGTTTACAATATGAATAAAATAATTTATACTAACAACCAAGGAGCATAAATATGGCACTTTTTATATACGGAGTAGCATCTAATTACGGCAAGAATTTCTTCTCAAATGAAGATAGACAAAATTTCTTTTTAAGAGGTTATCCAGGAGACGTTTGGGTAATTGGTCAAACTGAAAAAGGATCTTTATGGCTTGCTGAACGCGGAGTTGAAAAAACTAAAGCTGAAGCACAAGCAATTGTAGACGCAGAAGTTGCAAAAGCTCAAGCAGCATATGATGCACTACCAGCAGAACAAAAAACAAATTTAGATAGACAAAGACCCACTGCTATAAATTTACCGTAAGGAGTTCACTTTAGATGACTACTTATAATGGAATAGCTGGAGGCAGAGTTAATTTTTTATCATCAGATCCAACATACAATTCATCTGCACAAGATGGACAAGTTTGGTACAATTCAAATTCAGGAACGTTAAAAGCATTTATTCCAGTTGGAGCTTGGGCGAGTGGTGGAAACATGGGAACTGGTAGATATTTATTAGCAGGAGCTGGAACACAAACAGCTGGTTTAGCCATTGGTGGTTTTACAACAGTGAATGTTACAAACACAGAAGAATACGATGGAACAAGTTGGATAGCTGGAGGAAGTTTAGGAACGGCAAGAAGAGAATTGGCTGGAGCTGGTACTCAAACTGTTGGGTTAGCATTTGGTGGATATACAACTGTTGTAACAGCAGCAACAGAAGAATACGATGGTACCTCATGGACAGCTGGTGGAAATTTAGGAACTGCAAGAAATCGTCTAGCAGGAGCAGGGACTCAAACAGTAGCTGCTGCTTTTGGTGGTACTGGACCTACTTCAGCAACCGAAGAATATAATGGAACTGCTTGGACAGCAGGAGGAAGTTTAGGTACAGCTAGACTTAATTTAGCAGGATGTGGAACTCAAACAGTGGCTTTAGGATTTGGTGGTTATACAACAACTTTTGTTGCAAACACAGAAGAATACGATGGTACTTCATGGACAGCAGGTGGAAATTTAAATACAGCTAGAAGTACTTTAGCAGGAGCAGGTACACAAACAGTTGCTTTAGCGTTTGGTGGAAATACAGGATCTGTTTCAGCAGTTACAGAAGAATATAATGGTACATCTTGGACTAATAGTGGAAGTTTAGGAACAGCTAGAAGTACTTTAGCAGGTTGTGGTACGCAAACAGCTGGTTTAGCTTTTGGTGGATCTGGAGCAACTTCAGCCACAGAAGAATACACAAAATCAGTTTATGCAATTACACCCGGTACGTGGGCCGCGGGTAATAATATGGGAACGACAAGATCACAAGCAACAGGAGCAGGAACGCAAACTTCGGCTTTAGCGTTTGGTGGTTTTTCAACAGTTCGTACTGGAGACACAGAAGAATACGACGGAACCTCATGGACAGTAGGTGGAACTATGTCTACAGCTAGACGTAGTGCTGGAGGGGCAGGTACTCAAACAGTTGCCGCAGGATTTGGTGGTGAAATATCAACAGGTGCTACTAATGCAACTGAAGAATACAATGGAACTGCTTGGACAGCAGGTGGTAATTTAGGAACGGCTAGACGTTATCCTGCAGGGTGTGGAACTCAAACAGTTGCTTTAGCGTTTGGAGGTAATGTATCTCCAAATAATCAATCAGCCACAGAAGAATACGATGGTACGACTTGGACAGCAGGGGGGAGTTTAAATACAGCAAGACGTACTTTAGGTGGATGTGGAACTCAAACAGCGGGATTAGCTTTTGGTGGTTTTACAACAGCTGTTACAAATGTCACAGAAGAATATGATGGAACAACTTGGACTGCTGGAGGAAGTTTAAATACATCTAGACAACAATTAGCAGGAGCAGGTACGCAAACAGTAGCTTTAGCTTTTGGTGGAGCAACAACAATTGTTGTTGCAAACACAGAAGAATATGATGGAATATCTTGGACAAATTCAAATTCTATGGCAACGGCGAGATTTTATTTAGCTGGTTGTGGAACGCAGTCTGCAGGATTAGCAGCAGGTGGTTATACAACAGTTAACGTTGCAAACACAGAAGAATACACAGGGCCTTCTTCTCCAATTGCAACTGCGAGAACCTTGACAACTTCAGTATAAATATATATATCCTTCTCAATGACAGAGAAGAGAAATATAAAGAGCTTAATACAGCAAGAAGAAGTTTACTTAAATAATTTACTAGATCCTAATGACGTAAGCGCATTTAAAGGAATGGTAGAAGAACTTCGTGATACGTGGACAAAAAAACAAATTTTCAGAACAGAAACTGAAGCTAGAGTATCCGTTTTACAAGATGCAAAATATCCAACACTATCTTCTAAATATTGGCAATGTGTTAGAGAACAAAATATATTCCTTGAAAATTTAATGTCACTCTCTTTTGATTACAGAAGAAATGATGCAAAGATTAAATGGTTAGAAAAAAAATTAGAAACTGAAACTGATGAATATAAATTAGAATGTTATAAAATAGATTTAGATGAAAAGATTTACGCAAAAGCAAATATGGAACTTGTTGCAAGAGATCGTATGAGAGAAATTAATATGTGGTCTAAATTAAAATTAGAATTTGATAATGGAACGTTCGATACTAAAAATGTGAATACCCATCAATTAGAATCTTATCATCAGATTATGTCTGGTAAAGTAAAAACATTAACACCAGGATCATCACAAGCAGAAGTATTTAGTGTTGTTGGACAACTTCAAACTATTGAAAGAATTAAAAAAGAGTTAGGTCTTTTAAAAAACGATGAAAAGAAAGCAATTGAACAACCTACATTTGGAAAACCAAACAGCTAAAAAATTATTTTTTTTAGTTGCGTTACCAAGATCAGGAAATACTTTATTTGGCTCGTTAATGAACCAAAATCCAGATATTGCGGTAACTCCTAATTCTATTACATTAGAAATAATGAAAGATTTGTTTCTTCTTAAACAGACAGATGTTTTTCAAAATTACCCAGATCATAAATCATTAGATAATGTTTTAGATAGTATATTTGATACTTATTATAAAGATTGGCCACAAAAATATATCATAGATAGAGGCCCTGTAATGACACCTGGTAATTTTATGTTAATGCAAAATCATTTTAAAAGACCTCTTAAAATTATTATTATTCTTCGAGATTTAATGGATGTATTAGCTTCTTATATTAAATGGTTTGAAAATGAACCTACAGCTTTTCCAAATAAATATGGTCATACAACGATTGAGCAAAAATTATCTATGTTGATGAATAAAGACGGCGCTATTGCAAAAGATTTAGAAGCTATAAAAAATTCTTTTAACTATCCAGAAATATGTCATTATTTAAGATATGATGATTTAGTAAATCAACCAGAAATTGAGATAAATAAAATATATGATTTTTTAGAAATACCTAGATTTAATCATAATTTTAAATCCTTGAATCAATTTAAAATAAATGGTATAGGTTACGACGATACAGTCGTTGGAAATAGAATGCATACTATTAGAGAAGAGATTAGAAAGGAAAACAATCCTTATAAATCTATGATACCACAACGTATTATAGATAAGTACGGTCATATAAAGTTATGAAAATTTTAATATTTGGATTACCCGGATCTGGCAAAACTACATTTGCTAAAAAGTTAGTGGAGAATAAAAAGATACCTCATTTTAATGCTGATGAGATTAGAAAACTATTTGAAGATTGGGATTTTACAGAAACAGGTAGAAAGCGACAAGCTAATCGTATGATGACAATGTGTGATCTTGCAGTCAATCATGTAGTTGTAGATTTTGTTTGTCCATTTGAATCTTATAGATCTTTTTATGATATGAGGATTTGGATGAACACTATTAATAAAGGAAGATTTGAAGATACCAATAAAGTATTTGAAAAACCTAAAAAAGTAGATTTTGAAATAACTGATTTTAACTATGATAACATAATAAAGGAGATCCATGGACTACTCTAAACCCACAGCACAAATGTTAGGACGATGGCAACCATTTCATGATGGCCATTTAGCTCTATTTAAAGAAATATTAAAAAAGACTGGACAGGTACAAATTATGGTTAGAACTATGCCAAAATCAGATAATAATCCATTTGAATTTAATGATATTAAAAAAAGAATTGAAGAAAAACTAAAAGATTATCAAGGTCAATTTGAAGTTCTACAAGTTGCAAATATTACAAATATTTGTTATGGTAGAGATGTAGGCTATAAGATTGAAGAAATAGTTCTACCCAAACAGATACAAGAAATATCTGCAACAAAGATAAGACAGGAGATGAAGAATGAAATTTAATTTTGTATTTTTAGGTCAAACCGTTATTCGTTATGAAGTTCCAGTAGATATCTTTAATGAGATTAATCATATTTATGAAAGTAAACACGGTGAACTTGCAAAAGCAAATAAACAATTAATTGGTAAAATAGACGATGAACGATCTTTATTTTATGATGGAGATGACACATCTAAAATGCACAGACACAACTATTTAACTCCACGTGTACAAGAATGGTTTATGTCAGTTTATACTCATTATTTAGATTGGAATAAAGTTTTTAAATATAGACTTCATTTAAATTCAATATGGGTTAATGAAATGAAAGCTCATGAATATAATCCAATTCATATTCATCAAGGAAATTTAGTTACAGGTTTAACATCCGTTATGATTTTAAAATTACCTTCAACTTATGGTGTAGAATATTCATCAGAACATTTACCAACTAATGGACGATTACAAATTATAGGTAATTCTTCAGGACAATTTTCAAATAGAGATTATTCACCCCCAATGGCACTTCGTGATTTTTATATCTTTCCTTATGATATGAAACATTGTGTTTATCCATTTAATTCAACAAATGAAACTAGAAGAACATTAGCTGCAAATTGCGATGTAGAATACAATCCAATTGAAAGTAAAAAAGGATGATGCATAAAGAATTATGGTTTCCAACTCAAATTTATATTAAAGATTTTAATATAGATAATGAACAACTAACACAACATGTTGTAAATTGGTCTAAACAAGACAATGGATTACAAAAAACAAATGTGAATGGTTGGCATTCAACTGCTGATATGCATACAAAACAAGATTATAAAAATTTAGTTGAACAATTATTTAATATGCAATTTGAAATATATAAAGAGGAATGTTTAGATTCAGAACCTTTTTTAGGTAATATGTGGGCCAACATTAATCCTCCAGGTGGATTTAATAGACCTCATATTCATCCTAATTCATTATGGTCTGGAGTTTATTATATTAAAACACCAAAGAATTGTGGGCATTTAAAAATAGAAGATCCTAAAACAATTTCTTTAATGACGGTTCCAAGAAGAACTAAAGAACAACTTCCAAAACATTTATGGAAAGAAGTCTATTATGAACCCATTGCTGGAAGATGTATTATGTTTCCATCATGGCTTAATCATACGGTTGATGTTAATCAATCTAATGATATTAGAATATCGGTTTCTTTTAATTTTTTACAAGCTGGAATGTTTGCGTGATTCCTGTATTTATAGGATATGATAATAAAGTTAAAATAGCTTATCATGTATTAGCAGAAAGTATTTTAAGAAATAGTTCAACTCCAGTCACTATCTCACCAATTAATTTAAATAATTTAAAAAACATTTATACAAGAAAACAAGATCCCCTTGCCTCTACTGAATTTTCATTTAGCAGATTTCTAGTCCCTCACTTAATGAATTATAATGGCTGGGCGCTATTTATGGATTCCGACATGGTGATGTTATCCGATATTACAAAACTTTGGAATTTAAGAAATGAAAACTATGCAATTCAAGTTTGTAAACATGAGTATATTCCTAAATCTAAAAATAAGTTTTTAGGTAATACCCAAACAGTATTTGCAAAAAAGAATTGGTCTAGTTTAATGTTGATGAATACATCTAAATGCAAAACACTTATACCAGAATATGTAAATAATAAATCTGGTTTAGAACTTCATCAATTTAAATGGTTGGATGAAAGTTTAATAGGAGAACTTCCACTTGAATGGAATTGGTTAGTTGGTGAATACCCTTATAAAAAAGATGTACACAATATTCATTTTACAGAAGGTGGACCTTATTTTAAAGAATATAAAAATACAGAATATGCAGAGGAATGGTTTAAAATCTATGATATGACTAAAATTAATTTATGAAAATAGCTTATCCTCAATATCAATTATTTAAAAATAGAATTGTATTAAAAGAACTTAAAGATTTAAGTTTAGTTCATACACCCATAGAAAGATCTGTTAAAAGAGTAAGAGGTCAAATGGAAAAACTTGGATTATTATGTCCAATTGTTTTAAGTCCATCTAATGATAATTTAGTTCAAACAGGAACTAACAGATTTTTAGAATTACAGCGCCAACAATATGATGCTACCCTATGTTATAAACCTATAAATGCACACGAAGCTAAATTTATGCAAGTTGTTAATGTTCTTACATTAGAGAACCATCCTTTTGAAAGACCTCGTTTCATATATAAAGAAGATATGTTAAAGACCTATGGTCAAGATATAAAACAATTTTTAAACTTATTGAATGAAAATGGCATATATGATAGGTAATATTTATGCCATTACAGAAGATACAATTTAAGCCTGGATTTAACAAACAACAAACTGCAACCGGAGCCGAAGGGCAATGGATTGATGGTGATAATGTTAGATTTAGGTATGGAGAACCACAGAAAATAGGTGGTTGGCAACAACTCGTTTCTAGCACCATAGCAGGCCCTGTTAGAGATCAGCATACATGGACAGCATTAGATGGTAAAAAATATGCAGCTTTAGGATCATCTAAATTATTAGTTATTTATTATGAAGGTTCTTTTTATGATATCACACCTCTTGGTACAGCTTTAACTGGAGCCACTTATACATCAATAACATCTTCTACAACTGTTACAATCAATTTAACAGCACATGGATTAATTGCCGGTGATTATATAATATTTACAAGTGTTACAACTCCAGGATCACCTACAACAAGTTTTACATCAGGAAGTTTTACAACAAACACATTTCAAGTACTTTCAACACCTACAATAAATACTTTTACAATTACAATGACAAGTGCTGAAACTGGAACGGGTGTCACAGCTGGAGGAACTTTAACAGTAACACCTTATGTAACAATTGGTCCTACATTTCAAACACCTGCTTATGGATGGGGAACTGGATTATTTGGTGGAATAGTTATTCCAAGTGTAACAACTACATTAAATGGTGCTCTTTCTGCAATAGCAACAACAATTACCGTTGCTTCAACTGCAGCATTTCCAGCAGGATCTGTTTCTGTTCCTGGAAGAATAGATATTGATACTGAATTAATTACTTATACTGGAAAAACTGCAACAACTTTTACAGGTTGCGGACGAGGTGCTGATGGTACAACTGCAACAACTCATTTAACACTTGCAACTGTAACTAATGCAACATCTTGGCAAGATTGGGGTGAAGAGTCTTCTGTAACTACTGTTAGTTTAGATCCTGGTTCTTGGTCGCTCGATAACTTTGGCCAGATACTTGTTGCTACAGTCAAGAACGGAAAAACTTATACTTGGGATCCATCTGCTGCGGGTAGACTTTCTGTAAGAGCAGCTGTTGTAAGTGGAGCACCTACAAAATCTATTATGACGATTGTGTCAGATAGAGACAGACATTTATTTGCAATGGGAACTGAAACTACCATTGGAGATACTACAAGCTTTGATCCAATGCTTATAAGATTTTCAAATCAAGAAGATATTAGTACATGGACTCCAAAAGTAACTAATACAGCAGGTACCTTTAGACTAGATACCGGAAATACAATTATAGGAGCTATACAAGGAAAAGATTATCTTTTAGTATTAACGGATCAAGCAGCTTACACTATACAATTTGTAGGTCCACCATTTACATTTTCTATTAGACAGGTAGGCACAAATTGTGGATGTCTTGGCCAACATGCTATGATATTTGCACAGGGTGCTGTATTCTGGATGGGATTTGGTGGAGGATTTTTTGCATTTGATGGTACAGTTAAACAAATACCTTCATTAGTTGAAGATTTTGTATTTACAACAGATGGAGATAATTTAGGAATTAACTATGATGCAAATGAAATTTCTTATGCATATCACAATTCATTATATAATGAAGTTGGTTGGAATTATGCACAATATGGTTCTGCTCAAGTAGATAGAAATGTTGTTTATAACTTTGTTGAGAATACTTGGGCCGTTGGATCATTAGCAAGAACAACTTATGTAGATTCTATTACTTATGATTTACCTTATGCAACTCAATATAATGCAACGGGTGTACCTACATTTCCAACTATTAATGGTGTAACAAATGCAGTTGGCTCTT